GCACCAAAAGCAGCTTTAGCTCTATTTCCTCCAACAACCACATTATCTCCAGTCGTTAAGCAGCTGTGACCAGCCAAAACAGTTCCGTTTAGCCCATTAACAACGTTACTACTTCCTCCCAAAATAGAACCTCCAGGAGCATTTATTTGATTCCCACCTAACACTGTATTATCTCCAATCAATAATCCAGCGTAACTTTCATCGGGCGCAAGAACATGTTGGGCGGTGAAGGTTAATTGCTGCCAAAATCCACCACCCGCAGCACTATCATCTACATATTTTTTATCCACTATTTGTGTATCGGAACTAAAGGTTGGATGAGAAGAGTAAACGGGAATAGCAGCAACATTAAACGTTTTTACCCCAATAATTGTTTCCGTACCGGCTTTATGGACAACCAACCCATCAAGAGTAGATATAGCTGCAGTTATAAAAGCAGTTGTCGATACTTTGATTGTGTTATTTCCAGCGGTTTGAGTAGTAGCAGTAGTTCCGTCTGGCAAATTAATTGAACTAGATAAATTCCCACTTACATCAGTTTGTACAATACCGTTGGCGACGTTTAATTCTAAAAAAGTATATTTCCCTTTTGTGACATGAGAGGTGCTTTGAAAAGTTAAATTATCCCCTGAACCAGTGCCACCAATAATTGCTTGTCCGCCAGATCTGCCTAGCAATTTAACAAAAACAGTAGAATTGGCATCGCTATATGCCATCGCAGCTTGTTTTTCAAGCAATGCTGTTATTTTTTTGTTTATTCCACCTTGGACTATTTCATGCAAATCGGTATCTAACCAACTAGATGCCGCCGTTAATTCTGTTATTTTTAAATCTGCCATTTGTATCACCTAAAATTATATTATTCTAATAATCTGAAACTACCATCTTCTAAAAGACGTTTTCCGCCATCTTCCAATAACCTTACATCTGGGGGGAGAGGAGGGACATTGTCTTGAGACTCTAATAAATCGCTTAATACATTTGCTGTTAACATATTATTACCTTATTTTATGAATCTGAAATTGTAACTGTTACATCAATTGGATTGGTCGCCCCCGCTAAAACAGCCCGCAACAAATACCCTCTTGGGAAAAAATTTAATGAAACGTTCGTATTTATTACAAAAGCAGAGGGAGCACCACGATATTGTAAAATAGTAAAAGGCTGGTCTGTTCCAGCCGTCATTTCTAATGCAACAGAACCACCACCAAAATCTGTGCCGGTTATTTGGACAATTCTAGCCGCGCCAGTACCGGTAACAGGAGTTCCATCAGTATCGACATTAATATGATTAAGTAAATATTCTTTCATTGTTAGCCTCTAATAATTATGGTGTGTAGTTTGAAATATGCTGGACAGCTTTAAAACATTTGAAATTATTAATTGAAAAATTTGAATTACTAGCGAAAGGTGGGCATTTCCCAACATGTAATTTTCCAATAGCCGAATCTCTTGTCCCAGTTGCTGTTTGTGTTGTTCCTTGCTGAAAACCATCAATAAATAATCTTGTTGCCCCAGCAGTAATATCATAATTTAATTCGATCTCATAAGATGTTCCCGACACAGGAGACCAAGCCCCTAAATCTACCCCACTTAAAATAGGGGTATCTGAACTATCATAAATCGAACATCTTAACTTACCTCCTGTATCATGATAAAGATTAATAATATTATTGTCAGCAATAGTAGATTTAGAGACCCCAAAAAAAACATATAATTCAGAAGGAGTCCCGGTATAATTTGGTTTTAAAGTAAATCTAAAAGCTCCAACTTGTTGCGAATTTGCATTGTCAGTAGCATCATACTCTACATAACGAGCATCACCATGAGCCAAATCAAGCCAACTGCTCACCACTGCTGCCCCTCCTCCCGCTAATCCCGTTTTATCCCCAAGTGCCCAATCAGCATCAATGTTGGTATAATACGGAGCATAAAATGTCAAATCTGGATTAAATGGTATAGGTGTCCATCCGGTATAAAAACCATAATTTTGTACATCATTAACTGTTGATAATGCTTCAATCGCTGCTTTATGAAAATCGGCATTTTGGTCGCCAAATAAAAGCATATCTCCAACCCCATCAGCAAGCCCTCCTAATTCGGACAAATTCAAACCATGATGAGCTAACGTGATATCCATAACATAATAATTAGCCGGAACAGCACTTAATCTATAAAAACGATTAAATTCCCCAACTATTTTGTTATAAAACGTTTCATCCGAACGATATTCTATGTCAGAATAAAGAATGTCCCCCTGTCTAATAGTTAAAACATTATAAGAATCAACTTCCGCTTGTTTAGATATTTTTGCTTGGCTTAATGTTGGGGCGGGATTTAAAAAGGCAGCATAAGCAGCAGCATAAGTTGCTTTATTGCTTATATATCCATCCCCAGCTGTCCAGGGAATTGGGTAGCTAGTTTCGCTTGATCCCGTAGATGATTTACGCCTGACACCTTGAATATATTCTTGGGTAATTGCTCCGCTAGGTAATGCATAAGCAGGCTCTAGGGTAACAAAAAAACTTAAAGGAATTGTTACGTTTTCATCAAGAATTATGTAATTGCTCGGATTGTGTCTAAAAGAACCCATAATTTACCTCTATAATTTAATCATTACATTCATGAAATAGGTTGGCTGCATATTATTATGCCCAGTTCCCGATCCTGAATTTAAAATAGCAAGTTCTGCATCTTGATATCCTCCAGGGCCAAAAGTTAATGAGCCTAATGCTCCTGCATTTATAACCGAGGACTCTGTAGGCGAGATACCATGATTATGCGCAGCATTTTCCGCAGGTGTTAAAGCATGATTTATTTCTCCGGTAGTGGTAGCCGCCGGATATGTTGCATCAGGAGCGGCTAAAACTCGTCCATATATGATCGGAACATGGATGCGCTTATTTGCTGCCCAGTCTGCAGCAGCACTTCCTCCTCTTCCCGTATCAACTGAACACTGAGAATCACTAAAAGTATCCCATAAAAATTCAAAAAGGTCTTGGCAGTCTGCATTTGCTCTGATCGTTGCGCTAGAAGTTGCGCTACCGATCGTCCCATCAGCCGTATACATAATCCAGTCCGGATCAGCCGTAGCTTTTAATGTGAATTTTGAATCACCAGTCGTAAATATTGCGGTTTGGTCTTTATGTGAAAACAAAACAAACACATTATTATTGGCATCAAAAGCTAACTCAGTAATTTCTCCTGCTGGCAAATCTCCTGGGGATGGATCAGTAATACCATCTGATTTTTTTATACTTTTCACACCCAGAGTTGCAACGTTTATTGTTGATGAACCTGTGTTGGTATTCCCCACACGGAATCGGCATCTAAACCCATCAACGTATGCGGTAGGGGTTTTTCGTAAAGAAATTGCTGATAAAACATAAGAATTAGCAGCCCCAGTATCCGCATAAAAATCACCAGCAGCAAGCATGTTAGCTATCGATTTGGCAATCTGAAATACATCAGAACCGCTCAATGCAATTCCTGTAGTAGTTATTACATTTTCTAATTCATTGGGGATAGTATCGAAATCTGCCGCTGGCATCGTATCGCCATCATTATAATTTGGTAAATTTTTCATATTATTTATTTAGCCTTTATTAAAAAGTATCTTTATATTGCCAAACAATCTTTACGTTTGCTGGTTTTAAATGCTCAAATAAGCAAATTATTATATTTGGCTCTCCCCATACCACCGGGAATATCCATGGAAATGTGCTGCCCGGTTTATTTATATCCACAAACCTTATAATCATAGTATGCCTTGCAGCGCGCCCGTCAAGTGCAAAAACCCAAGGAAATGTTATTGGAAATGTCCCGTGCACATCTCCATAACTTATGGTTATATTATAACCAAAATATTTAGCCAAACTTATAAAATCATCTTCTGTTTGGACATTCATTTTTGCAAATTTTGCAACAATTTGCTTTCTTCTTTGATCGATTGACACCGTATTTGAAAAACATTCATCTGGTATTCCTAAGGCTTTTTCCCATTGTTCAATTAAATTCGTTGTAGTTTCTAAATCATCTTCAGTTGAAATTTCATATATTTTTATTTGAATACGTGTTAATTCTTGCGCCAATGCCTCTAACATTTTTCTAAAATTAGAACCATTGATATTTTTAGCATCAAACAATCTTCCTCCAGGAAGCATATCGGCTAATATTTGCGCATTAACATCAACCGTATTTGGAGTAAAATCTTTTTTCATATTTCCAAAAAAATATTATGGAAATGTTACTGAATTAAAAATTGGTAATTCATCTGAACCCACAGAAATATCCCCAGTTGGACTTGTTAGAGTAAAACTTGTGACAAATTTACCAGTTGTTGGATCTACTGTTTGGAAAATAGCAGATAAATATGCATATTCAGATAAATTTTGTCCCACAATTGGCACATCTTTAAACATAGCCTGCAGGCTTGCCGTTATTGCATCTTGCATCGTGCTTGTATTTGGGTCGAGAGTCGAAAAAATAAAATCAATTAATATAGGTGTTGGCGCAGAAACAATGACATCAGCAGGATTGTCGGGGGCTGGTTTTATTAATAAAATGCTTTTATTAACATCAGCAACTTCTTGCGTGTTAGGGATAATGTTAGCATCATTATCTCGTGTGAAATAAATAGTAACTTGCCCTGTGTCCGGAGTATTATCTTCAACAAAAACGCGCGTAACCCCATTTACTAATTTTGCTTGGCTTATAATCGCCTGATCATTGAATAGGGCAATTGGATTTCTATAAACTTCCAAATATCGGTTTCTAAAATCGGTATCACTTTCTAAATCTGTACCTTCTGTTAAACCATCAAATTGGACAAAAGCTGAAGCATTTACGCCAGCTATCAAAGTTGAAAAGTTTAACTCAGCACCACTATCTTGCTTAGTATTTGAACCAAATGAATTAGATATTATTTCAAGACTTGCATAAGTTATATTTACTAAAATAGTTCCGGTTGCTGGAGTGACTGGTGTTCCTGTTATGGTATAAGTAAAAGAAAAATTGCTGGTTACCACTACTCTTGCGGTTATATTATATTCTGTTTGATCAGCTCCGCTAATAGTAACGGTCAAACCATCTGCTAGTAAGTGAGGAGAAACAGTTGTTGCAGTTGCCGTTTGCCCACTTCTCGTTAAACCAAAAACAGCCAAAGCTTGGGTTTTTATTGTTTCGTTATCAATAGTTTTATATTGTATTCCATCTGAAGATTGTAAACCCGTTCCAGTGGGAATGAGGGTATTATCAACTCCTGTTGCAGTAGCAAATCCTATGGATGGAGACGCTGATTCGCGTATTACATTTTTATATGAAGCCCATCTATCTGCAAAATCTCCCGTTGCCGTATCTAAAAAAATTTGGCTTTGCAGTTTCTGAATTTGCAAATACAAATCATATCCTTCGCCCCCTAATGCGGTACATATTGCCGCTAGAGTCGAATTTCGCAAAAATGGCTCAGAAGCAGGTAGCGCGTTTTGAAAGTCGGTTTTAACGCGATCAACTACTTCTTTGCGACTTGCTGGATAAATAATGCTACTCATAATCAGAATTTATTGGTGTTTTCCCATAACTCATAACTTGTTGATAATATTATGTTTTGCATTCTATATAATGTAACGCTTATATTGATTCCGTCAACAATAAAATTAGCATCCACATCTATTTTATCAATATGTCCATCATCAACCATCCACTGCAAGCAATTGGCAGCATAAGTTTTTGTTAAATTGAGAGTGCTTAAAGTGTTCCTGGCTTGTTCTAATAACCACAATTTAGAACCAATTTCATAATTATCAAAATCTCCAACTTTATTTCCCCACCATCCACGCCTCAATTCAATTTTTGGAACTTCACTAGCAGATGCCTTTTGTTCACAAAAAACGGACATTGCAAGAGCTGTTTCAAATCCTTGGGTTAAAGTAAAATCCCCCCAAGAATTAAACGTAATATCGTAATAATCATCAGGAGTTAAAGAAAATAAAATATCGCTTAGCATATTGTTTCACGTGGAACATTTTAAACGCTGTTATTCGTGCCTCCTGATGTAATTGTCCCGGTGCTTGCCCCAATTTGAACTGTATCGCCTACGCGGGCAATTGCCGCACCAGCATTACCTAAATCCACATGTCCAATTACTTTAAAATTATCAGTAGTAATAGTAACATTTTTACCACTAAGTGAAACGTTATTTTTACTAACAATTTCAATGTCTCCATTTTCTAAAAACCTGATACAAGAACCAGTTAATGGGCTTCCAACTGTGACCTCGCCGGGTTTTTGATCCTTAGGTCGTTCTTTTTGAGCATAAGCAATGCCAGCCAGGTTCTCCTCTTGAGCATTGACATTGAACAATAAAACCATAGTATTAACTGGGGCATTAGCGCTTAAACCATAAGGATAAATTTGCTCCATTTTGGTTACGTTTCCTAAG